TCAATCCCTCGCTAAGCGGATATTCAACCAAACCCACGCGAATCTTCATCTTGCCCCAATCGCTCGTTCAGCCTTTTTCAATGCTAATAATAGCGCGTCCATCATTTCACCGTTAGCTATCGGTGTGATGACTGCCCCAAAATAGGGGTTACCCGTTTGGTTGACCCACACTTCACGATTGCCAAATACCGGGTGCCGCAGTTGCGACCGTTTGTTATATGCTGCAAGGAACCCAGAATGCACAGCGGGCAAATGTTTAGGCGACGCGATAATTGACACACCGGCCGACTTTTTAGCGAAAGACAGCTTGCTAGACACGCCTTGCGCAATTCCCGCCCGAGTGTCAAAACCTTCAGCCGGACCTTGCCCTGGCAAATCTTCTTGCACCTTTTCTTGCACAGCCCGCACCGCTTGTGCTGATATCTTTTTTATTTCACGTCGCAACGCGGTCAAAGCAACCGGGTCGAACTTTTTCAAGTCGCGTTGTAGCCGTTGCAGCTCGGTAGTGTCGATATAGACAAGCGGCCGTCCAGCCATTAGATCGAAGTTTCCGCCGTCACAATGCTGACATAGATGGGGTGTGCAGCGGTGCGATCATCGACAACTTCGAAGTCGATTGAAATGGTGATCGGTTCCGCCGAGTTAGTGACCATCGGCAGCGCCCCGTTTAGTTTGATTGCGGGAATAGCAATCGAGAATTGCGGGTAGACTGCCCCGGTAATAGCGACCGTGCTCGTGTACGTGATGAGCAGCGGCAGGGAAGTGCCTGCGAGCCACAAGTCTCTTAGGGTGTTGTCGGCGTACTCAATGGTGAGCGATCCGGTAGCAGTACGACGCCCCAGAACAGGCTTGCGGGATAGTTTGCCGTTGCCGCCGAAGTTGAATCCGGCCGCGTCGATCCCGTTACTGTAGGTGAGACTAAACTCGGTAACGTTCACGGTTGCCGTCGGGCCAGTACCAATTGCGGTTGTCGTCGGTACAGTAAGCGTCCCACCAAGCCCGATAGCGCCACCCGCGAAAGACATCGGGAAGACGTTTGTGTGGTAAGCCGCCGTCGCCAACCCGGTCGCAGTAACAAGGTCTTTACCCACCCAGTCGAAGCTGATTGTGGGAATCGTCGAGTTGCCGCCCGTAATGGTGAAGCCGGTGCACACACAACCCACAAAAGTCTGTGCCAGAACCGAGCCGCCACCAACCGGGGGGGCACCCTTTTGGATCGTGTAAGACGACAGGCTATCAGTCGTCGTCGGCGTGAAATTCTGTTGATATGCCGAACCCGTGACAACGTTAGACGTGCCTGTGCCACCGAACGCGGCTTCGATTGCTTTGCCGTTATTTTTTGACAGCAAATCCATTTCAAAACTTCCGGTGACTTCAGTTTTGACCAGCACGCGACGGTCGCCGTAATTCATGCGCTGCCCGACCCGTAGACCGTTGCCCTGTGCGTAAGTCAAATCGGCATCGAACAACTCCGTGTTGAACTCGTAGAATTCGTCCGGGGTGACACCCGTCCCGAACGTCGATTCTTTTTTCAATCCGAGTTGTCCGTCTAGTTGCGTAGTCATGCTGTGACTCCTTCATTACCCTCAGGCATAACCGACACAACGGGTGCCGAACCGACACGAGCCCACAAATCTGTTTGGGCTGCGAAACTGTTTGCAAAAATGTCTGTAACCTCGAAGGTTTCGCCCGCCGTGATTGTTCGGCTAAGGATCGGCACCATAAGATCGTGGCCGGTGATGTTCTTGAATTTAGGCATGATGTCTCCTACGAGGTTATTCGTGCATGTGCTGTAAATGTGGCGGTGATCACTTGCATCCGACCCTTGGAAATCACCGATTGATCGGTTGCCTCAGCGCTTGCATATTGGGTTAGGAAGATTTCGCGTACTACCCCGCCGAGCGTGTTATCGGTGACGCGCACATATTCGGATAAAAGGCCGAGCATTGCGTCGGCCCGTACATCGACTACGCTTTCTTGCTCGGCACCACCGAAACGGAACGCCGAGATAATCACCTCAAGGGTCAGCGTTTCCTCGCGTGTGCGCCGCGTTGCGCTGATCGTTGCCGGCTCCTGGTCGGATGTGCCAACACCCAACGAAATAACATCGGGGAGCGCATCGAACGCAGGATAGCCGCGACCAATCGAAACATCTTGCCCCGTGAACAGGGTTGCAGCAGCGGCCAACATTGCCGACTTGAGCCCTTGCATCGCTGAGTATGGCATTAGGCAAACCCGGGGATGTCGTCATTGACATCAAGTAGCTCGGTGATGCGTTTCCGCAATCCCATCGTTATCTCGCCCGGTCCGCCTTGGTCAGCGGTTCCGGGCCGGTTGGCTTGCCGTCCGGTCTGCCACCACAAGCGCACTAGCTCGCGTGCAGCCAATTCGACGTTCGGCGGGATTGTGGCAAAACCAACGGTCACGACAACGACCACGTTGCGAATACCGCGATAAAAAATATCGAAGTCACCTGTACCGGCCGAGATGATGCCTTGCGCACCGTTGGCAACGTAACCCGTCACAGGTGAACCCTCAACGGTCACAGACGTCACCGCGTTGAATTTGAACGGCAGGGTTACTTCTGGGTATCCGCCATCAAATGTAAGTGTGCGAGACTCGGCAAACATCGGCCCGCCCATGCCCTCAATAAAAGGGGTAGCCGCTGAAATGTAATCCTCAAGGTCGGTGTCATACGTTGTCGTTCCGGTTGGAATGCCTAGCGATAATTTCACTTTTGCAAGTGTGGTCAGTCCGCGAACAATTGCCATCATCTTCCTCATTTTCTCGAAGCTCGACAGGAGCAATAGCGGGACGTGTCTCAACTTTTGGGGGCCACACAGCTACAGGCTTGAATATGCGGATTCCCATAACTTCCACCCGTCACCAATCGCCCATTTACGCGCGTGCTCTTTAGCCGCCGCACCCATTGACTCGCGCATATCCGCGTCATTCACAAGGTCGCGCAATTTGCGTTCCCACTCGTGATCCTGTGACACCAAAAATCCGGTAACACCATCGATAACGAAATCGCTGTACGGGTCCCACTGGGAAGCAATGCACGGAATACCAAGCGCCGCATATTCCAACGTTTTGATAGCCGACTTAGAACGATTGAACTGCGATGGAATCAACGGTGCAATGCCAATATCGAAATCAATAGTTCGGTAGTAATCAAATAAATCTGTAGACCAAGTTGTGTGCCGACCTCGCACCTTATTAGCAATCAGATAATTGGCACCAATGGAGTGAAAATCTACGGTCGGATTACGATCTAAAAATCGTCGCAACCGGGGCGCAACCATTTCCCAGTCACGTAAATGCGAATCACCCCCAGCCCAACCGACTGTGACACGATCCCTACGAGGTCGCACAAGGTCAAATAAAGCATCATCAACATGGTTTGGTAGTACGGTGACGTTGTCATTGAACTGGCGCATAACATCCGCCAGTGGCTCGGTAGACACCGTTACAAGGTGGGCAATCGATGCCGCCGATTCGATCTCGCGCAACTGCTCATCTGTGAACGATCGTTTGGCGCGAAAGTTGCTCGGGTCGATGCTCCACAGATCGTCATCGGTTTCCCACACCAGCTTGTGTGTGCGCCAAGCTTTCAACCAATGCGGCATAAAGCCGGGACCGCCGAGCCGTTGCCCCACAATAATGGCATCGTTTGGGGCTGTACCTTGCCGAGAATATTCGACGTCGAGCCCGTTAGCTTTCATCGTGTCAAATGGCAACCTAATACGGTAATAACCGCACGCCGTACCATCTTCATACGCATAAACTTGCACAGCACTCCTAGATAGGGGGGAGGACCTTCGACCCTCCCCCCACGTTCTTAGGAGAGAATCAGGAACTTGACCGCGTTCGGGTCAAGCGCCACAGCACCACTACGAACAATTGCGCGGAACGCCGTCTGGTCGTTAGCGAAACCCGATTCAGACGAACGCTCGAAGCGAACCCCACCCGCGATACGGACTGCGAGCGCCGAGAAGTCACCGAAGTAGATGATTTTCTTGGTTGAATCACTGGCCGGGACCCCGGTGTACACTGGCAAAAATGGATCGATGTAGATCGGTCGTCCCTCAATGAGGGCCGGGTCACCAACCTGCAGCGAACGCTCCCAGACGTACTGTCCCAGCGAGTCCTTCAGGCGACGAACGAGCCCGGCAGTGCCGTCACCCATCAGCCAAGACGAGTTCGTCCGGTACTCAGGGAGCACCGAGTGGAACAAGTCAATAAGAAGGTCGGCACCCTGTCCGGCGGATGCCTGAGCACCCAACGTCCCAGACGCCGCACCAGTCGGCCCAGTCACACCAGTAACAGTGAATCCGGCGGTGATAGCTGCAACAGCTTTCTGCCCAATCTTGCGACCAAGCTCACGACCGGCCGCACGCGCGAGGTAGCCCTCGACGTCGAACGTGGCGTCGGAGAGGAGCTCGTTAGGTACGAGCGTCAGGTAGCCGTCCTTGGTGACCGAAAGGTCGGTTGTTGCTAGGGTTGCGTCGGTTGCGGTGATTGCAGCGTTAGCAGCAGCACTCGCCCCCGTAGCGTGAACGGTAACCTTCGGCATCGGCAGGGTGTTTCCGTCGGCAGTGTTGATAATCATCACACCGGCCTGAAGAACCTGCGAGGTCGCGACAGCGTATTCGTACAGCTGCGAGTAAACCGAGCTAGGCCCAGCACCCAAAGTTGCCGACATCGCGCGAGTCTCGAAAGTACGCCCGCGGTTAGCAACTGCACGCTGCTCGGCACCAAACTCACGCTGGAGGTCGAAAGCGTCACCCATACGGGACTCACGCGCCCACTTACCGAAAACACCTTCGCCAGTCGAAGAAACGTCCTTCGACGATCCACGGAAGCTAACTTCGATGTCCTTGGCACGCTGCTCGCCCTCGTGGATGGCAGTCATACGCTTGCCAATACCATCCGACTCGGCAAGGTACTGATCGAACGAGGTCTGTTCCTCAACGGACAGGTCGCGGTTCTCGGTCACACCCTTCTGGGCGATCTGTGTAGCATTCTTCAAAAGACCATCACGGCGCACCGCGAGATCGTCGATAATTTGTGACATGGTTGTCCCCTTCCGGGACTCGTTGTTATGGAGTGCCCGGTGGGTTTCGCCCTGCCGGATTATTTACTAAAACCGTTTTAGTGCAATGGGGTTCGCCCTGTCGCACCTAACGGGGATCTATTACAGCTTTACAGGTGGCACATTCATCACAGCAGCCAACGCCGCCTGTGCTGAACGTTTCTTATCCACTACGTCCGCTGTACGCTTGAAAAACTTCGTGAGATCGCCAGCCGTAGCCATCGACCTAACTTCGGCAATGTCAGCCTCAAAGTGACGCGCCAACGATTCGAGAGCACCCTCGACCGATGACCTAACACCAGTAGAGGTGTCCTCATAGGCCGGGCTGAGTACGCTAGCGACATCGTAGAGACGCACATCGAGTAGGGTGCGCATCGGGTAACCCTGATCGCTTGTAGCCCACTCGTCGGAACCCTCGCCCGTTGTAGCGAAAGCGAACGACGATTGGCGTACATCGCCACGCTGCACAAGCTCGTACACATCGGCACGAGTTTGGGGAAGGTCAGCTTCATACATGAGGCCGACGTTATCGACCAAGAGCCGCAACGTGCCGCCCGCAATCGTACCCAAAACCATATTGTCGTCATGGTTGTGGCGTGCGACCGCTCCAGGAAACCCATCGCCCCGCGACTTATTGAACGCACCGGGGGCAATACGCTCCACGAACCCGCCCAAGTTTTGGCTCATACGCTCAAACTTTGCCGCGTACCCACCAATCATCATCTTCTCCGAACCGGCCCGCACTTCGACCGGAACAGAGGTATATCTGCGCTCTTGCTGTGTCATGATTCTCCTCGTTTACCTTTGGACCGGCTCGCCGTTTGGTGCGGGCACGTTATGGAAGTCGCCACCGGCAACGGGCGCGAGGTCCTCATAGGCTCGCGCTTCATTCACCGATAAACGACCATCCAAAATTTGGGCACCAATTATTTCGGTGCGGGTTTTGATATCTGCACGGATGCGCGCGTCAACGTTTAGCTTCATGTAAACGCCATCCGGTAGCAGCCGGGTCATAGCCCGCTCGATACGGATCACATACGGTGCAGCATCCTGTGCACGGTTCAGCGACCGCGATTCGTCATTGGTGTACGCGACCGACCCTTGCGCTGGTGTGCCACCAATCTCGCGCGGATCAATGCCATAAATCGCGGCAATCTGATTTGCTGACAGATTGAGCGTCTCGATAAACTGTGCATGATTCGGCGGAATCGACATCGCGTGCAATTCCCAATCCGAACCCACGACGAACGGCTTGCCATTAGCGAAAGACCTTGAGGCGCGCTCAGCGGCCGTAGCCGCAACTTCCGCATCAATCATTTTTGCGGTGTTCTTCAGCACCGACGGTGGCAAACCCCCACCGCGCTTGACATCTGCATAATCTTGCGCCGACAACCCTGCACGAATAATTGCCGCATAATGCTCAATAGGTGACAGGCCGACCCTCTTACCGGGCGGAACAATCCACGGAATATGGGCAATCATCCCGTCGGGCAATGGTGCCCCGTCAAGAATCCAAGGCGTGTTATCGCCACCCGAGAACATGCCGCTCCACATAATCATCAAAGGGCGCTTATCGGGTGAGAACGCGGTGATCTTGCCGACCGCGTTACCCTGTGCCGCAATCGAATAGACCGCCTGCCCTAGAAACGTGCCAAGCCCGATCTCGTCGTCAATGTTGCGAGCCAACTCGGGAGGCTCGACCGCAATACGCTTTGTGCCATCAAGTCGGTAAAAGTCCACCGGCAACGTTGACACATAATCGACCAAGAACCGAAGTGCAGCAAAGACAGGTGCCAGGCGAATCGCTTTAGCCTCATTGACCGCCAACGGTGGCGGGTCGCCATTAGCCCACCACTGTGGTACAGCCCGCACCTCAGCCGTTTTGAATAGCACGCTCATTTAGTGCCACCGTTTCTAGACAACCACGAAAACAACGCCGAAATTCCAATAAGGCCCGCACCAAACACAATCAACGCGACCGGCCACAACCACACCGCAACCACGAGCACCATGCACGCGATACCTGCCGCGATAATGATGCCGCCCGCGAACTCCATAATTGTGGTGACCATCAATAACTCCTAAAAGAACGACTTTTCGAGGTCGTAATCGGCTAACGCATTAGAAAGATGAGCAGCATACGCGACCGTAGCCGCACGTAACGGGGTGACATCGGTGGACGATTTGGACGCCGACCATAAGAACTGCTCACCGGAGAAACGTTTACCAGCACCGAGCACTGCAACAGTTAGCGGCTCTTGACCTTTATGCTTCAGCCGCCCGTTGATGAACCCGTCGGTGATCGTCGCGCAAGCGTTACGAAATTCGGTTAGCGACAATTGCACTACCGTAATACCGGCATCCTCGAACGCCGGAACCAATAGCTGATTGTCGCCAACCCGGTCCATAGCAACCGACGACAACCCTTTACCCCGCAACACCTCAAGGGTACGAGTCACCGCAAAATCTTGCGCCCACTGTGCATTAGAACCAAGCTCGTACTGAATCACATCCAACAGATCAAAACCTGTTGAGCTACCAGCCGCGACAATTGCGAAGGCTTGAGATAAACCGGACCGGAAATCTATAGCAATTGATGGCGGGCCGGTGATGGTTGCATCTGGCTCTAGGTTGGTCTCGAAGACGCCTGGCGGGAACGCGCCTTCGACCATGGTGTCAACCCATTGGCACAAGACCTCAGTGCGAAACACTCGCTCGGGGTCAGTTGTCAACGCCGAACCGATAGAACGCTCAGTGATCGAAAACCCCAACGACGGATTCGCTTGCGCCCACCCCGCACGATCCCGCACATCCATACCCGGTGCCGCCGACCACTCAAAAATCCCTAGCGTATTATCGTCAATGTCATCTAGAGCATCGTCAACCCGTGACGATTCTTTACTCAACCCATCGGGGTCGCCAAGTGCAATATGCGCCAAAACTCGCAAATGGCTTAGCACCACAGATGACCGATCGCCCGCATTAGACGCCGCCCAAATTTGCGACAACTTCCGCGCCATCGTCGTCTTCGTGACCGCGCTCCATGCCTCCCAGTTTTGGTGCTCGCGCAACTCGTCAAGAATCACAAGATCACTAGACAGACCACGACCACCGCGCCTAGTAGCCGCCTGTACCTTGTACCGTGAACCCGACACAAGGCGAAGCGCTTTCTTGCCATTGGTCAAATCCACTTTATCAATCTCAGCCGCAAGCTCAGGTACTTGCTGCGCCATATCGACAGCGCCGCTCCAAATTTCTTCCGCGATGTCGAGATTCTGGGCGGACCCTAGTACTAGGGGTGCACCATCCACAAACATGCGCCACAACGACAACACCTGCATTAGCGTGCTTTTGCCATTTTGGCGAGCGACCAAAAGAACTACGGTACTAAACCTGAACGAACCATCTGGCAAAGTCTCAAGCGCATGAATCAGCAACCAACGTTGCCACGGGTACAGGTCCAGCTCTAAAACTTCCTCAGCGAACCGGATGCACTCAAAACCACGCGAACTACTAGCCGTCAACTTCCTCAGCGGCGGGGTAAAGATGCGAGGTTGCTCGCACCCCTCAAGCCGACTTATCGCCACGGATTGCCGAAAGCTTGCCACCCGCAGGAACCACCTTTTGATCGAGTGCTTTACGCCCTGCCGGCGTCAGACCAAGCTGATCGCAATACTTCAAATATGCCGACAGCGACACGTTGTCATTTTGCGGAACCGTAGGACGCGACCCCGTATCGCCAGCATCCTCGCCAGCCCACCGCACAACAACATCCCACGCATCAATCTTCCGAGCCAACGCACGCAACGCCTCAACCGCACCCGCATCCATCGGCGTCAAATGCACAGCCGCAATGATCGCCTCATCCGTTGCCGTCACAAGATCAGACATGCACACACCCCAAACCTATGTTCGAATGTCACACACAGAACCAGAACACATATTCGAAAAACTCGCGCGCGACCCCCACCCAACGTCTCGGGGGGAGAAAAACGGATCACCCCGACGGTCTTACGTCGCATTTTTCAAAAAAACCGACGAGCGCAAATATTCCGCGGAATTCCGCGGTTTTTGCCCAGTGTTTGCGCGGTTTTTGAGTTTGTGGCTGGCATCGGCTGATATTCGAACATAGGTTCGCAACTGGAGGTATGTTCGAATCAGGCTGTACAGATGTTCGAATTACCATGCTGAGTTGGTCCATGATGTGGTTGGTTCATAAGCTAGACCGGCACGGTGTGCCTTGCGCTTGCGATTAGACCGTCTGGCCCCGTCGCTGTAGTTGCAGCGCATACACTCAGGGCCATGATTGTTGGGGTCGAGCACGTCCCCGCCGTCTTCTAACGCGGTGTAATGCCCAAGTGTGATCGAGTTGCTGTGCCCTTTGGGTGCATCCGCGTAAAGGTCTTTACCGCACCGCCAACACGATTGGACATCGCCGCGTGCTTTTAGTGCCGCTATCGCTGACATGTACCTACGGCCACCGCGCGGATTAGTTGCCATCAATCGCCCGCATTAGTGCCGCGTAGACTGCAGGGTCAAGATGATCGAGGATCGTGACGCCTGCACGTATGGCAGGGCTGAGCATCTTTAGCTCGACGTCGTTAGCGGCTGTTATGACTTCGGCTACAGCGTCATTGATTGCGCCCGGTTCGGCCGTCCATGTGTCGCCGTTCGGCATCATCTGTATTTGTCGCTGTGCGGCGTCATTCATCGCTTAGCTCATCGTTGCCGCGTGCTAACGCATCATCAAACGCTGTCAGCGCTGCGTTGATCTTGTCTACCAGCCAACCAATCACAGGTATCTGCATGATGCTCCCAAATGTATGTTTATTTGGTTTAGCGGGCCTTATAGCAATAAAGCTTTACACATGCGCCCTATGTGTAACTATTTAGGTTGCTTGTTTACACATGGGCGCGTATCCGTAAATAGGTGGATATCATCCGTTATATCTACTTGGGTATAAACCCGCATGGCTTGATGTGGGGATAATCCCGCTTGCAAGGTTGTTCCGCAAATGGGCCAGTTCAGTCGGCAACCGAACGGCCAACTAACGCGAACGCTAAGAATCTTTTGTAGCACGCTTGACACCTGAAAACGTAGCGCGCTAAATTCTAGATATGAACACCACACAGAACACCGAAAGCATCCGCTTCACCACGCGAGGCCCGCGCGTGACCGCCCTCCCCCCCAAGGGCGTCCCGCTGGCCGTCGTCGTGACGGTCCCGGACCGCGCTGGAGGCCCTGACGTGACCTTCTCGGCCACGGGCCGCCGGGTCAACCGCACGCTTCTCGTGAGGGTCTCGGCTGGCTGGCTGGCGACGCTGGGCCTCGGCCACCTCCCGGACGGCCTCGTGGCCTTCACCCGGAAGCGGTCCCACCCCGGCGCGTGGCGGCTCACGGGGACGCCCCGCTGGGACGCCCCGAGGGTCGAGGACTCGGCCGTCTCGGTCGCCTGACGGGCTCGACTTGCGCGAGACGCCCGCGATGAGGCTGTGCGTGCAGCTAAGAATCTTTTGTAGCACGCTTGACACCTGCAAACGTAGCGCGCTACATTGTAGATATGAACACCACACAGAACACCGACACCCGCACCGCGGAGATCAAGGCCGCCCGCGCCGCCGACGAGAAGATCGCCGCAGCATGGGATACCTACTGGACCGCAATGAGCACCACGCGAACGTGGGTCGAGCAGAAGAAGCATTCGACCAAGCGCCTGAGGTACGCGCGCACCGCCGAGGGCCGCACGATCTACGAAGCAGAGATAAAGGAGGCCGAAGCGAAGATCGCGGAGATCGCGCAGGAGGCCCGACCGCTGGCCGACGCAGCCCGCGAGCTTGACCGCAGCCTGTACACCGGCTGGACCCGCTTCTACCTCGTAAAGCACATCCACAACACGCAGCACTGCTCAAGCTTCCGCATGACGACTCAGGTCGGCTGGCTCCCGAAGGTCTCGGGCCTGACCGAGGCGGAGGCCGTCGCCGAGTACAGCGCGACACTTTGCACGATCTGCTTTCACTCGGCGCCGGTCGAGTCGTAGCACGCTTGACACCTAGAGACATAGCGCGCTACACTCTAAATATGAACACCACACAGAACACGCCACTGACATACTCAGAAATTCAGGCCGCAAAGTCGCCCGAAACCCGCGCAGCAGAGGAAACAGCCGCTAAGGATCGCAGGCGCGAGCAGGCACGTGCGGCCACTGCCGCAAACCGCGCCGCAATTGCAGCCGCCCTCGTTCGCGGCCCCGTCACCGAGCAGGTCACCGACGAAGCCGCCACCGACGCGCAAGTCAATTACTTGGTCGCATTACTCCCCCGCTACTACCAACAGCAGAAAGACGACGGCATCACAGTCCTTACAGCCCTATTCTCCGCGACCGGCGAGCTAAACATGGCCGCGATCCGCGCACTCACCAAGCGTGACGCTTCTGGGTGGATCAGCGCTGCGAAGGCGGAAATCGCATGAACGCGCAATTTAGTTTTGACGGCACAATTTACACAGTGCGCAATTCCCCAGACTGGTCGATTTTGGTGAACCGCCTAATCACTAAGCGGTTCGGGGCAGCAGCGGCTAAGAATCGCCAAGATATTGAAAACTGCGAATGGCCCGACCGAATGTGGCGGGGCATGATCGACGGGCGCACTTACGAAATCCGCGAGGTCAAAGCATCGCCCGAAATAATGGATTTGGCCAAATATGCCGCAAATCTAAGCGCAGCGTTGCAAGCTCATGCCTTAGCGCAGGACAAACGCGATCAGGCTTTGCGTGAGGCGTCAAGAATTGGCTCTACCGCTGCAATGCTTTCGGCTGCAGCAGGTATTTCGCTTGCTCGTGCCTACCAGATTCGAGACAACCGCCGCTAAACAGTGCGCGTTACAGGGCGGCGAGGCCTTGTAACGCAAAACCGTTTGCGTCAATCTCGAAAACCATAAGTGCGGGGTCGCCGTCTTCGCCTTGCGAGTTGCGCACCCACGCTGAGCCGTTATCAAGCGTTGGCGCTTGAATGTGCCACCGGGGTTTGCCTGTTAGTTCGTTACGTCCAGATGGGCGAATAGAAGCGAAATGGAAGTGACCTGTTAGCAACACATCGCAATTGAGTACACCGGCATGGGTCATCTTTGTCCACCACGTTATAACACCGTTTGGCCCTGACGCTTGGTGCCCGTGTGCGAGCCCTAACCTTGTGCCGCGGATGTCAAAGATCAGTGATTCAGACCAGTCGGCGGGGCGGTGGAAAGTAGCAGGTATGCCGACCTCGTGCGCCATTGCCTCAAGGCGTTTGCTGATATGTAAACCCCAGTCGTCCGTGGGCTTACCGATCAGACCTTTGCCGCGGCGCAACTGGGCGTGATTCGACGGGATCGACAGAACATCGACCGGGGCGAACCGTGCCGCGAGTTTGATGACCTTCCAAAATTCGGTCGCGGCCACATCAATCTGATCGGTCAACGCAAGGCCGTTCGTTGCAAGCTGTGACGAAGTATTCTCGATACCTTCGACGATGTCGCCCACGTCGGCAATAACAATATGACTTGGTTTGACTTTGCGGATGTGTGCCTCAAGCGCGACCCGCTTATCTTCCAAGCGTGTCAGCAGCTCAGTCATGCCACCCAAATGGTCAACCTTGCCGGTTTGGATGTCAGCCCAACACACTACGAGGGTGACCTCGCGCGCTGCGAGCGCTACCGGCGTGTGTTTGCTTTTGGCTACATCGGCATACAACGCCGGTAGATCAATAACCGACCTCGACGCATCCGCCAGGATCGGCCGCACGTTGTTTAGCTTGTTCCAAAAGCCGCCGCTCGGGTTCGAGGTCCATCCCCATGTGAACGTCACCGTGTCGGGGTCTTGCCCCTGCTCGCGGATAAACGCCCGGTAATCGTCATGGCCCCATGCGCGGTCACTGTGACGCACATAGCTATCCCCGTTGGGTGTGTGGGTTTCTGACTCGCCTAGCACCGCACCAGCGTTATAGCTTGGCTCATGCTTCAGGTGACGCCTAACGGATGCCTCATCGACATCGAGAAA